TTTTGGAGTTGTGTTATAATTTTAAAAAATCAGTAGCAGGTGACCATAATGAAGACGATTTGTATCAAGGTAAAGTTATCGCCAGAACAGGAGAGAGAGTTTAGTAATGCCACTCAAGAACTGGAGTGGATATGGAATTTCAGTTTAAAGACGTATATACATAACCACTGTGTAAAGTGGTATGAATGGGCTACGGGGATAAAAGTCAAGATAGACAAGGCATTAGCGGAGATAGAGAAGTTACCTCCAGAACAGAAGGAGTTTGTGTATAACTATTTCTTAAACCCAAGTTTAAGACCGTCTAAAATGACGCAACAACAGAATAAACTTGTAGATAAAGAGGTATACAAGATACTAACCATGTGGTCTCCCTTCGACTTTGATGGCATAACAAAAGTACCATTAAGGTTGTCAGAACGTTCCGCATACATTGGGGCAAGTTGTGCCATAGCGGAAGGTGGGCCTTATTGGATATCAGAGATAATAGAGGAGAAGGATGAGTCTGGGGAGGTTATTAAACACAGGAAATGGAAGTTGGTTAATGGGAAACCGTATATGCCAATAAATAAGAAGGAGCATAGTTATCCCTTAGTGCCTTCTGGACAGTATAAAGACCGGGAGATAATAGACTGGACGGACTTGGTGGTTAAAGCTGTTTTGACATCCGTAAGGGAATCTGAGGGACTATCACCTTTAACACTGCATTCTAACTATATTAACGGATTAGTGAGTCAAAATGGTAGTTTCCAAAAGTCATGGTCTGCTTTCTTGGATGTAAAGAGGATGCAGTCTAAACGTCCTAAATTTAAGAATGAGGAGTACAAGCTTAATACTTTATTAAATTTATACCCACCAACCATCTCAGAGGATGAGGATTGGATAGAGGTCAGACAGCTAGGGAAACTGGAGGTAATAGACCGTAATTGGCGTAAACGCATGGGAGGGGACTCACCGCGTAGTCATTGTATTACTAAGAAGAAATCTGGGTATTATGTAAACATAACCACGGAACACCCATTGCACTCAGAAAAAACCGTCCTTCTTAAACAACTAGCAAAGATTAAGAAGGAACAAGGCAAGGATAGTCAGGAGTACCTAGACTTGGAAGCTACGATAGCATCCATGACTGAGAAGATTAGGGGTTCTAAGGTTAAACCCAAGAACAAAGAACTTGCCGTTGGTATTGACCCTGGTATTAATGCCATCATAGCCACAGACCAAGGTGATTTATATATGCCTAATCTCTCTAGGGAACGCATAACTTTCCATATAGAGAAATTACAGGCTAAGTTAAAGCACATGCAAGATGTTAATGACAAGGTTTGGAGGCAAGAGAACCAGCGTCAGCTAGAGGATGGGGAGAAGCTGGAAATTAAGACAAAGAGACCAAAGACCAACAATGAGTTAAAATTAGAACACAAGATAGCAAGACTACATGAACGTGGTGCTAGTTCTTCTAGGCACTTTAACCACAAGTTATCTAGTCGTATTGCTAGAACATATAAGCACGTATGCTGGGAAGATACTAAGATAGAGAACTTAATGAAGTCACCCAAAGCAAAACCGGATTTATCTGGTATTGGCTATCTTCCTAATGGTGCTGCTGCAAAACGTAGCTTAAACTGGTTATTTAAACAGCGTTGTCTGGGAGACTTGAAAGAGCGTACTAAGCAGAAAGTGCTGGAGTATGGTGGTGTATGGCATGACTCAGCACCTAAATATTCATCCCAGAAATGTCATTGCTGTGGTTATACGGAACCATTGCAAAGAGATGGTAGTAATTTTACGTGCAAAAATGAAGCATGTAAAATGTATGGTATATCTCAAAGTGCCGATGTTAACGCGGCTAGAAACCATAAGAAATCTGTGTTTGAGCTAGGAGAGGTCAAATACCATAATTTAAGCTTAGAATATAATGTTTCCGCACGTTGGAAACATAGAAATAGGAACAAGGTAAAACCCGTTGTTTCCGTTACTAAGCTGCCTACCACAAGCACTCCCGTTCCTAATAAACCTAAATGAACTAAGTTATTGACAATATGAGTTATCAATTTAAATCATCTACCGCCAATCCCGTGTTTTTCCGGACTTATAGCCGTTTGACTCCAGATGGTAGGGAATCATGGCAAGATGTGTGTAAACGCACCATATCTGGTATGTCTGAACTAGGACGTTTTACACCAGAGGAACGGTTGCTGTTAGCTAAACAGCAGGAAAAACTAAAGGTACTTCCTTCTGGGAGGTGGCTTTGGGTTGGTGGTACTAAGTGGATTGATAATCCCAAGAATTATCCAGGTGCTTATAACTGCACGTCCACCAACTTGGAGGATTGGGAATCCTTTGCGCTAATGATGGATTTAGCCATGATGGGTTGTGGTACAGGTGCAATTATTGAGCCTAAGTATTATCAAAAGTTACCAATAGTTTACAACCAAATAGAGATTAAGGTTGATAACAATCCCGGAGACCACTTAGTCAGAACGGAACATACCATACACATTCTGGATTACCAGAATAGAACTTCCCATATAACAGTGGGTGATAGCCGCAAAGGTTGGGTTGACGCTTATGCGGCTCTTCTAAGTCTTTCCTCTGATATAGAGTTCATAGGCAAGGTGTCTGTAACCATTGATGTTGGCTCAATCCGTAAATCTGGAGAAAGACTTAAACAATTTGGAGGCATTGCCAATCCATCTAAGATTAAAGACCTATTCTATAGGTGTACCAGCATACTAAACAAAGCAGTTGGTAGGCAACTTACCTCAGTGGAATGCTGCTTACTGATAGATGAAGCCGCTAGTGTGGTAGTGGCAGGAAATATACGTAGAAGCGCTGGTATGCGTCAATTCTCATCAGAGGATGAGATGGCAGCGGTAGCAAAAGACAATCTATGGCAACAGGATGAGTCTGGTAGTTGGCGTATAGACCCTGACAGAGATGCCTTGCGTATGGCAAACCACACCAGGGTATTCCACAGCAAGCCAACATTAGATGAGTGTATAGAAGCGGTACAAAAACAGTATTATAGTGGAGAAGGTGCTATACAGTGGGCTGGAGAAGCTGTAGCCCGTGCCAATGCCGACTTGCTGATACACCCAGAAGTCAGAAGTGATTTTATTAAAGCGTATAGTCATGGAGCGGCAGATATTTGGTTTATTACCTATTTTCCCACCATTAAAGAGTCAGAAATACAAGAAAGACTTAGTAGATATGGTCTAAACCCCTGTGGTGAGATTATTGGTAATAATTTCTTCTGTAATCTATCTGAAGTCCATTTAAACACATTAAATCCACAGAATAAGTGGGAACAGGAAGAGGCATTTAAAGCAGGTGCTTTATCTGTAGCAGCGTTATTACACCATAATTTTACAGTAGAAAGATACCGCAAAAGCCGGGAGGCAGACCCAATTGTTGGAGTGTCCTTTACCGGTCTATTTGACTTCTTTGTAAACGCATTTGGAGTTAAGTGGCTGCAATGGTGGGAGCAAGGTAGACCACAAACGCAGGAAGGACTTGACTTTAAGGTTAAGGAGCAGGAGTACCTATCTTCCTGGAAAAAGATAGTACATGATACCGTCTGGGCATATTGTGACAAACATGGGCTAAAGCGTCCTAACAGATGCACTACAGTACAACCCAGTGGCACAAAATCCTTATTAACAGGTGCTTCCCCTGGTTGGCATCCTCCCAAAGCACAAAGATATATCCGACGGATTACATTCCGTAAGAACGACCCAGTGGCAAAAGCCTGTTTAGATTACGGCTACAGTGTCATACCATCACAGTCTGACAAAGATGAATACGGTAATCTACTAGATAATCCATTTGACTCCCGTTGTACTGAGTGGTTGGTGGAAATCCCAGTGGCTGTTAACTGGGCTGCATTACCAGGAGCAGACAAAATAGATGTATCCAAATTTTCTGCTTTGGCTCAGTTTGATTTCTATATGCAAGTACAGAAATTCTATACAACCCATAACACCTCAGCAACCTTGGAATTAAGAGCTAATGAGATAGAACCTCTTGCTATGCGCATATACAATGCCATTAAGGGGGATGAAGGGTATATTTCCACAGCATTATTAGCAAGATTTGATGACTTACAAACTTTTCCGCGTTTACCATTTGAACCCATAGACGAACCCACTTACAACAGGTTAGTCCAGGAAGTGGAGGAAAGGCGTATCACAGAAGACTTTCAGCTTGCATTATCCATTTATGACACAGGTGAGCAGCCGGAATCTGGCCCAGCTGGTTGTGATTCTGATAAATGTATGCTACCGTCAATATAGGTTTTTCCTGCTCAACACTTGGCTTTAACTTTAGTGGTTATCAGCTAAATGTTAAACCCTACGACTTAACTGCCGTAGGGTTTTGTTTTGGTTTCCCATATTCTGTTGTACTGTTCCCATCGGATTGACATATATGTTCCGCACCCTCGTTCCCGCTCCCATCGGTTCCATTCCCACGGGCTGGTTCCCATCGTACCGACTTCTCCGGTCGTATTCATTTGCCGTTGGGATGGTGTGCCATTATTCCGGCACATCTATGCGGATTGTCACCTCACCGCTTACTCCCGGTTAAGAGAGTCTTTGTACCTGGACACNNAATTTTCCACAACAACTGGTACATCCAACACTGGTTAAGATGGAGAATATATGTAAACACTATTTCAAGGATAACCACCAGGAACTGTACAGGTGGATGTTTAAGATTGTGTGGGATGATGCCACACAAGAGTTTCACTGGGATTTGTTGCAGGAAATGTTAGACCGTTATCTAGGTAAATGGGATACCATCCAGGTTTTCAAGGTTAAAAGGCAATTATCTTATCGTCTTCCCTTGACGGTTGTTAATTGCGGCAACCACGTACATATATTTAATGGTTACAATTAAACGGGCTTCTGTCGTTGTTACCAACCTTGCCTAAGCTGCGGTACAAAAATAGTATGACAATTTTTGGAGGTATACACATTTTCAAAATTTGTGTTATATTATCTGTACCGCAGTTCGGGCGGTTAGTAGCTAACTTGGTAATACGCTAAAGATAGTTGCTTATGACTTTCTTAATGGAAGTAAGTATGAACGGTAACGTCATACACAGATTACCCAGAACAATGGGTAACATCATTACGAAATCTAGGACTTCACACAAAATCTGATAACGTAAAAGAGTGTTAACAGCTTGTGCCTAATAAATAGGTTTCGTGTTACGTAGTCGAGTTGCAAAATGGTGAAGCAATGATTGGTGTTAATCAACCTTTGCTTAAACATAAACATAACAGTAGAATAACAACAATCGCAGCCATATTGAACTAAGCCATCTTGAACTAATTACGAGTTTTTAACGCCAGGAGCGTAAAGATTACTTTAATTAGGGAGTGTGCTTAACCGGTTTGTAACTTAGTTTTTTGGAGCGTTATGTTAATAAGAAGTGTACTATCAGGGGTGGTACTTAATCAAAATGCAATTAAAAGTTGGCTAGGATGACAATCCAGTAAGAGTTAACATGAAGAGCGACCACAGATGATGAGAACAAGACATGAAAAAAGAGTTTGTAATCAGGAAAATATTTGAACCGGAAGTGATACATGCCGCTACACTAGCTTCCGGGGTGATAGGTGGTAAAAAGATGGTTAAGATACAGCAGTTTCAACATACTAATAAAGAACACCTACTACTACTCATAGAAGATTGGCAGAATAAGCATAATTATGTTGGTGTATACCGCATAAGCTGTATTGGAACCAAGCAGGAAGTTGTGAAGTGGGTTAAGGAACGCGTCAAGAATGCCTACCAAAAACATCATTGTCTATGGTTGAACGAATTACCTATCTCGGATTAGGCAATTATAGCTATAGTTAATATATTAAAATTATGAATTTAGGTGAATTGATAGTTGAACTGAGCCTGGATTCCACTCAGTTTGCACAAGAATTAGATAATGCTAAAAAGAGAGCCACAGAAGCCGCCAAGGCAATGGAGAATATTTTTTCCAAAGGCTTTGAAATTGGTATAGATGATTCTGCTCTACACGATTTGAATAAGCACTTAGATATTAAAGTAAAGCATTTAAACGAAGTTAATAGATATTTCAAGAATAATCCTGTTACTGTACATGTAGATGATGACCAGTTAACAGAGTTAAATAAGAGTTTAGAGAAATTAACTAGAAAAAAGCATGTTATAGAAATAGAACAACGCGTAAAAAATATAGTAGAAGAAGATGATTTAGAAAACACAGTCAAGAAGTCTGTGGAGAAAGGGGTAAAGGATGGTGTAAAAGAAGGTGTTAAAGACGGATTTAAGGAAGTTGATAAATTTATAGAAGACGTAATAAAGGATGCGGTTGAGAATGGAGTTAAGTCCGCTAAATCCAGTGGAGGGTCTAGTTCCAGTAGTGGGACTGGGATTGAAGATATTATTAAAGAGATAAAAGCCGGGTTTACGGATGCTAAAGACGGTGCTGACAGAGAATTAGTGTCCAGAGCCATGGAAATAGTATTAAAGCCTGGGCAAGATTTGTTTACTGGTTTTTTTGAGGGGTTTTCCAATGTATTCGGTACGGAAATATCTAAGGGATTTGTGCAAACCCTTGGTAAGACAATGAATCTTAATTTAAGTAAAGCTGGCGAGGGGCTAGGTCTTGCCTTCTCGAGAGTAATGGGCGTTAATGTAGACAAATACAAAAAAGAATCCGAGAAAGCCCAAAAAGTCAACCAGCAGCAAACAGAGCGTATAACTAAACAAGAGCTAGAAAAAGCTGTATATTCTGGTGTATATAATGCCAATTTAAATTCTAAAATAGTACAAAACGCAGTAGCAGTAGGCGTAAAAAACTCTTCTTCCGTCCAGTCTCAGGCAGAAGCAGCAGGCAAGGTTTTACTTACTCCACTTGTACAAAAGTTATCTCCATTACCAGACCTAAAGCCTTTAAAGAAAAATAACAATAGAGAATTAGAGCTGATAGAATCTAATCTTCCTAAAGAAACGCCGCAAGCATTGAGAGCTAGTCTTCAATCCGCTGTAAAAGCAAGTGATCAAGTATACGACCATTTTGATAAAATCAAGCTTGCGTCAGAATCTTATAACAACAAAGAATCTCAGTCAAACACCAAATCAATAGCGGAGATGGTGGAGCAATCCAAGAAACTACGTGCTGCACATTCTAAGTATGTTGAGATGATGCGCAACCTTATACATCATTTTATAGATTTAGGCGAGTATGACACTGTATTAAAACTAGGTAAAGATTTTGGGCAAACAAGTAAAGATGCCAAGGGTATTGTTAGTGACTTAAAGTCCCAGGCTAAAGCTGCTGGCGCTACTGCAGGTGATATTAATGTAATAGGGCAAGCAGTATCTCCATTAACTCGGGGAGAGAAAAGTATTCTAAAAGAATTGACTAAAATATCTACCACTAGATATGGATCTAAAAACGCCAAAATGCTAAACGAGCTGCCAAAAGTGGGGCAAGATGTTTTAAATGGCTTATACAATGGGTTGGAAGGGGTGGAAGGAGTTGGGGATAAAACAGCAAATAATTTTATTAAAGCGTTTAAAAAAGCCCTTGGCATTAATTCTCCATCTTTATTGATGATAGAAATGGGTTTGATGATAGCGTCTGGATTGTTTTTAGGAATTCAAAAAGGTAATAGCAGAGTAGCCGAAGGTGCTAGGAAAATAGTTGATACTTTAACCAATACTTTAAAACCAGTAAAAGAAATAGCAGACCCTGTCTTAGGAGCAGCTGGCGCAATTCCTCCTTTGTCGTCTTTTGGTACTTACGGTAGTGCAGCTATTAATGTAACAGACACAGGATTAAAGATGCTTAGTAAAATTGGAGAACGCCATCAAGCAAATCCTGATGAAACGCTATTTCAATCCGTAGGTGGGTCTGTAAAAGATTTTGTGACTAGCATTAAATCAGATAAAACACTTACCACTCCAAGAGAAGCATTTGACCACGCAATAAACATTACTAAAGCTGGAGCATTGGGGTTGGGAGCAAATTCTTCAGTTATAACATCTATTGACGCAGCTCAAGCTGGAGCAACGGCTTTGTTGAGAAATAGTGCAGTCATGAAAGCTATAGTTCAATCTCATGTGCAAGCTAGAGCAAAAGTAGAAGCTAATTCTTCTCTTAATTACTTAGCTACGTTTAAAGCTGTTTTAATTGATAATTTACAAGGTTTAAAACTGAGTAAAGGAGAAGTTTTAAAAGCGTTGGGTAGCGCAATGAAAGTAGTACCAACGGGTATTGGTACTGCAGCCAATAGTAATTTTGGGATAGGGGGAGAAGTTTTTTCTAACGCTCCAGATGCTTTAGTTCCTGTTTTGGATGTATATAGAAAAGTTAAAAGAGAGAAATCACAAGGTAAATCCACAAAAGAGGCTGTAGCTTCCGGTTTGACTGATGTAGGCGTACCGTCTCAAATGGCAAATGTCTTTGGCTCTGCTGCTGATAAATTTAGTCCTCAATTGAAAACTTTTGTTACAGCAGGTAGAAACATTAACGAAGGACTAAGTAAAGGTATATTAAATACAACTGCTTTAGTAACTACTGCTATAGAGGTTACTGGTAATGCTGTTCAAAAGCAGATTAAGCGTAATCTACAGGATGGTATATCTCAAGAAATGCCTTTACTGATGCCTGCGATAGGGCAGCGTGTAGTAGATGGTTTATCTATAGGATTACAATCGGTAAAAAACACTGGGAGGCAAACAGCAGAGCAATTTACACAAGGACTTAAACAGGCACTTGGTATTAATTCTCCATCTAGAATAGCAATTGCTATTGGTACTTTCATTGGGCAAGGTTTAATGCTAGGTTTATCCAAAACATTGAAAGTGGGTGAACTTGGTAAAACCTTAATAAAACAACTAATTGATGTTTTGTCTCTAGGATTATCTGGTAGTGCTGGTATTAGTAGTGCTTTAGCTGGTATATTGTCGAATACCAATATTGGGTCTATGCTAGGTAAATTCCAGAATTTACCAGGTATTATTATTGGATTTTTAACCAACGGAATTAGTGGGCTAAAAAACAAAATTCCTACCTCATTAGTAATGGGGTTATTTACTGGGTTTATAGGAAAATTTTCTAGTTTAAGTGGAATTTCTATTAAGATTATTGATAGTCTTATCCAAGGATTTACAGCAAACAAGAATAAATTAAGCGCTATACCAGCTATACTTAGTAGTTATTTAGAGCCATTAAAAACTATATTTAATGACTTTATAAACCCGTTAAAAGGTGACAAAGCTTTACCACTTGGAGAATTTTTACGCAAAGGAATTAATAACGCATTTATTGGTATTAATAAGAAATTTGCACCTAATGCAAGTCTTTCCGGAGGAGTATCACGTCTGTTATTTGACTTTTTCCCAAGCCTAAGAAAACCAGAGAGTGGCAAAGATTTTATGAAAAGCATGTTGCCATTAGTTGGCACATTTATGGGTGGCAGAGGTAAAGTTATTGGAGACTGGCTCATTGATATCTTAACAAGTAATAAGTTAATTAAACCAGGTTTTATTAATAATTTAATTAAGTCAATTAGTGGCATAAACCTAGGGACTACTGGCTCCGGATGGATTGGACGAGGTGCCGATTTTGTGCTTAAACGCCCTGGACTTATGAATACGATGACAAGGATACTATCTGCTAGTATGGGTTTATCAGGTATTAGCAGATTAATACCTTTGTCATTTATAAGGACAACTCCTTTGATTAAGTTCATGACCCAGTTAACTGGTGGACTAGAAGGTTTTGGAGGCACAGAAGAGAGCAAGAGAAGAGGTACAGTCAGAGAGGTAGTTGAAAAACAGATAGGATTTAACGTAGCTTCCACAGGTTTAAAAGCAGGGGCTAACACACAAGACTTAGTCCAACAGGTATTAACTACTCTATTTGATTCCTTGACAAAGGAATCTAAAACATCTCCTTTGATGTCCAGTATAATAGAAAATATCAGAAAACCTATTGTAGATAGTATTGCTAAATCTGACTTTCTAAGTGGATTAGGACAAACTTCTATAGGCTCTAGAATTTTTAACGTAATTGGGGCTTACGCGTCTAAAGACGTTAAAACTGCTGTAGATTCTGCATCAAGATTAATTAAGCTTGGATTAAAAACATTAAAAATTGATAAGATCCTACTTGGCTTGGGTATTAGGGTGGATATGCAGCAGATTCAAAAAGTTATGACTGCTGTACTACTAGGTGTATCCGCATTTCATAGGGGATTTACCCAAGAAGGATTAAATATAGGTAATGCCATAGCAAAAGGGTTTAAAGAAGCTAAAAATAATATCACAAATGCAGTTGGTGATATACAAAGAGGTATAGATAAAGAGTTAGGCAGAGAAGACCCACAAAAGATTTGGCAACAAATTGTAACAAAGTGGAAACAGGGTATGGTGTCTAGGCAAACATTCGATGACTTCTGGAGTGCTGTAGGTTCTAAATTTAAGAGAACTGCTCTTAAATCTGTAGACCCAGAAAACAGGGATGACATAGCACAAAATGCCCTTAGTTTTATGGCATCAATTGCTGCCGTCTTTGCTCCTATCACTACATTTGCTAGTGTATTGATTCCATTAGTAGCGCCTTTATTGCCACTATTTGGTGCTATAGGTGGTGCTATTTTTATGGTGCGTCGTGGGTTGCAGGGAATGATCCAAGAGATGCTACAAATTGAGCCTATGCAAAGAAAGCTAGATTTCCTTGGTGGTTCAAAAGCTACTGGTGCTAAAGAAATGCAGTATGGCATAGATGCCTCTAAGCGCCTTGGTGTGCCTGCTAAAGCAGCAATAAATGCTTATAGTTCTATCGCAGTAGCTGCAAGGGGTACAAAATTAGAAGGAGATGGAGTACGGGAACTGTTTGAAGGCATAGGCGCATCTATGTCTGTGCTAGGTATTTCTGGGCAAGATGCGGAATTAGTGTTTATGGCATATACGCAAATGCTTGCCAAGGGCAAGATAAGCATGGAAGAATTGCGTCAGCAATTGGGTGAAAAATTCCCACCAGCAATGCAGATATTTGCTAAGTCTATTGGTAAGTCAGTTCCGGAGATGATTGACTTAGCATCTAAAGGCGCACTTCTTTCAGAAGAGGTGCTTCCTAAAGTCGCAAAACAACTAAATCTAGAGTATGGAGGTGCTACTAGTGGTGTACATGGATTATCAATCGCTCTATCGAGGTTGGGTACAATCGGCTTTGAGATGAGTGTTAAATTAACAAATGCTTACAGCGGGCTGTTTGCTGGGATTGTTAATATATTTACGTCCATGGCAGATGTAGTTAATAATAATTTAGATAATATCTTAATGTTTATTAACTCATTTATAATAGGAACTGCCGCTGTATTAGGCGTTGGTTTGATGACTATTTTTAAAACGACCTCCGTTGGTAGTCATATTGCTAATGTTGGTATGTTTTTAGGGACTGGTATAGGTGCTGCAATGACGGCACTTGGCCCTCACTTCCTAGGAATTATTGCAGATATAGCAGATGACTGGTTTGGAGCGCAAAACACCATTATGGAGAACATGTATAATGGTGTTTCTAATATGATAATTGCGCTTGTTACTTTAGTGGACAACACCAAGAGGTATTTTAGTGGCGCTGGCTTGTTTGATGTAATTTTAGGTGATACCAGCGAAGGATTTAGCCTAATTAAGCTAGGCGTAAATTCTATGTCTCATTTATTTAAAAATCTATTTGGCTTTCTAAAACCAGGAATGGTTGAAATGGCTGCGTTAGTCTTGATGTTTCAACAATTACAAACATTAACAAAATATTTTATAGGGCCAACCTTTAAAGGTTTCTTTATGGATGGCATGTATCAATTAGGAAGAAACTTTGTTGGGATGATTAGTAACGCGTTTAGCCCAAAGGGCATAGGTAGTCTATTTACAAATTTAAACGACGTAACAGAAAAATCTAAAGCCCCAGACTACAAACCAGAAAACGTAAGTATAGGACAAGAATTTTTGACAGGTATAGGTAATAGCGGTAAAGCTGTATTTAATAACTTAAAAAATAATGTCAATGTTGCTTTAAACGCATTTGATAAGTTTAAAAATTTTCTGATAAGTCCATTTCAAATGGCAATGAATTTAACATGGAAGGGATTGACCACCATTGGTACAACAATGAAACTACTGGTTACTGGTGGAATAACGCTAAAACAAGCATTTATTAATATTGGACAGGGACTAAAAACAGTTGGTGCTGGTATATTTAGCGTTTTTACGAATATAGGAAATTTCTTTTTAAACACTGTCATACCTAATATTTTGGCTGGTCGTACAGCAATTGACAATTTAAGAGTTGCCGCAACAAATGCAATTAGACCTGTTACAGCAATATTTTCAGGAGACGCTAATATTAGAAGAGCTGCACTGAAGGATTGGGGAAAGTTTTTAACGTTGCCTTTATCCCAAATAGGACTAACGCTTCAAAAACTAGGCGCATTAGCCTTGGAGGTAGGACTAGCTTTAGCCGTTATGTTTTTTGCTAGAAGTGATTTTTCCAACCCCATGGAAACGGCTATTAATAAAGCATCTAAATCTATAAATGGGTCTTTATTATCCATAGAGAATTCATTCACTAAAATAAATAAAACCATGAAAAAAAGTGGTGAAGAGGCTGCTACTACAGGCAATAAAATTAAATCTTTAGCAGATTCAATACCATCCAAGGGACTACAATTAGATATTATGTATGTTCTTGGAATGAAAGATACAGGCTACACCACAGATGATTTCTCTAAAAAAATTAATAAAGCACTAGCAGGAGAATTAGACCCTAAAGACTTAGACTTTTTTGAATGGTGGCAATACGATGAAGTAAAAAAAGAAAGGGCATATGGTTCATTTGATTATAAACCAGAATTAAATAAAAAACAAACTGAAACAATTAAAAAATATCCAGAACTTCAGTCATTAATCAGAGAAACTGACGCATTTTTACCTAAAGGAGTTGGAGATGTTATTAACTCTATAGGTTTAATAGATGAAAATGTAGGAACATTTAAGACAAAACTTACTGATTTAGGCTTATTGAACCAAGTTAAGTATGCAGAAAGGATGAAGCAAACAGTTTCTAAAATTGCAGAGATAGACCAGAAGAGATTGACTTTATCTTTGGAATACAACAAGATAGCATCAGAAAACCCAGATAGCGAAAAAAATATTAAACGTCGTGGGGAAATAACCAAGGAGCTGCAAAAACTAAATAGTGAACGCAAAAAACAATCTAAACCCATTGATGAACACATGTCTTATGTGTCCAGTATGCAGAAAGAGTTGACCGAACTCAAGAAACTAGACCTATCTGATTATAGCCTTGAAATACAAAAACTTTTCCGAAATAGAATCCAGGAGCTGGAAAACCTAGTAAACTCAGCTAACAAGGTGATTAAGCAAACTATTCCAGAGGATGTGTTTCAGTCTATATTCATGGCAACCACTGGAGCGTTAAAGAGATTTGAACTGGTATTTGAAAGATTTGGCAAAAGTATTGAATCTGCATCAGCTAAGAGACAGCATTTAATTTATAGCAATGTAAATACACCAGGAGATATAGACTTTGCGTCTAAGCAGTCTGCAATAATTGAAGCAGAAGATAGATTAGTTGGTGCTTTAGCGCAATATCAAGTACAACAAAAAGCATTTACTTTATTGAGCTTAGTACCAGAGTCTCAACAAAATGATGCTACAAAAAATGAGTTAGAGCAAACCAGAAAAAATAAAATTTCGGCAGAGGTGGAAGTTAATAATGCCAAAGGCAATCTAGCTAAGTCTAGATATGACTTAAGCCGGTCTATAATAGAGCAAAATAGACAGATAGAAGAATTTATTAGGAATGCAGAAAAAGAAGTCTTAGGAGTCAAAAACGAGTTTGAAAAAGCATCTTTAAGCCTAAAAATGATGGAGATGAAGACTCGTGTAAGTGAATCTTTGATTGGGGTTGTTGATGATGGTGTAGTATCGTTTATAAATAGCATTGTATCTGTATTTGATGAAATTAACAATACAGTTAAGCAACAGATGGATGCAGATGCTAGGATTACTGAATTAGGATTTAGAAAACAAGAAATAGAATTAGAGAACCAGAGGTTCCGTGAGTCTTTACCATCTAAGGATATGATGGACTTATTGGTTAAGACTAGAGGTGACATTAAGCAAGTAACCGATGCTTTTGCTGACGAAAATAAAAAGTTTGATGACATTAGTAAAGGTATTATAAAACAGGGCCAAAACATTGCTAATGGCGTGGGGAATGCAAATATAGAAGTACAAAAATTAAACGCAGGATTAAAAAATGTATTAGGCTTTACTGACTCTATTAAGCTATCTACTGAGGATTTTAAAACTAATCTAGAACAAGCTAGGAAAGCAGTACAGGATATGGATAAGTTGTTTGAGAGTTTACGTCAAAGGACTAGTACAGATAACTCTGGAAAACCGGTTGCTGATTCCATGCAAGGCGCAAACAAAAATTCTGCTCAATTAGCACAAAATGTTAATAACTTAACATCTCCTTTAAATGGCGTTGTTACGGCAGTATTCAAAATGCGTGATGCTTTTAGAGATTCTAGTTCATACACAGCACAAATAAATGCTAATTTAAGTGGCATAAACACAAATAAACGTAATAATAATGATATACCAGGCAATACACCACTTCCCCAGGCATCTGGCATCCAACAAAATCAGTATGCTATTAATTATGGAGCGGGAGACTTGTTGGCAAGTGTAGGAGTAAGTGATATTCCTTTAGGTCTTTCACCACAATTATTGGCGCAAACATCTGGTAATAGAATGCAGCCAGTAGAAAACCTTTTAAACTTTATAGGACAACTATTAAAAGGCAAAACTATAGAAGAACGACTTGAAGAATACCGTATAAAAGATCGTTATTCATCCGGGAAGTCAGAAGATTTAATAAATAATGCCTTAAGAATGTTGCCTATAATAGTGGAAAAAGACCCTGCTTTAGGCAAAAAGTTGCTGGGCGACGACTACGGGGAATTAACAGATAGAGATAAAATTCTTAGACAATTAAACGTAATTGGTTCTGCTAGTAGATCTGATTTAAATATTATTGCTAGTATACCCCATGTATTCAGTGCTCAAGACAAATTAGAACAATTAAGGTTACAACCTAGAAGCCAGGAAACAAATAATAAAATAATTGAATTAATAGAATTTATTAATCATGCCTATTTGCACATAAATAATGCTACTGAAGTTATTCGTCAAATGGGTGAAATGGATGGAAACCTTTTCACAGAAATTTACCGAAACCCACCAGAATTAAATTCATTAAATGATCCAGAATTGGAAAAACTAAGAAAACTAGCTCTATTAAGAATACAAGACCAAGGAAATAGTAATTTAATACAACAAGCAATTGAAAGAGTGACTGGACTGACAAGACCAGGAAGGGGCGCATACTTAGAATTTTATGAGTTTAAAAGACATGCTGAACTGGGTACTCTTGGAGATGTTTTGAAGTTAGATCTTGATCCGCCTGCACTGCCTTCCATTAGCAGTATTATCCCTAACCCTAGCGATGGTAACTCTACTGGGACTAATTCTACCATACCTAATCCCCCCACAAGTTTACCGGAAATTAGAGCAAAAGTAGACACTATAGTATTGCCATCATCAGTACAACCGCAACCTGGTATTGATACTAGCAAAGTGCCAAAGGTAGAAACAGCAGAAATCCAAAGAAGACAAATCACTGATAATCAAATAGAGACAACAAGAATAAATAGTGAAGCCGCTATAGAGCAGCTTCGACAAAAAATAAATGAATTTAAAACAAATGCTATAAGACAAAGAGCAGAATTAGAAGTGAGTCAAGCTAATCCAGGTGGAGTATCTGAGAATGCTAGAAGCGGTTTAGATAAAATAAATCAATTATTGCGAAAATATATTCCAGATCCAGGTGCAGAGATAGACTATGACTATAAACAAAACCTTGCTGAAATTAACAGAGGTGTAATACAAGCTAAGCAACAAGTTGAGAGTTCTAAAAGAAGTTTAGATGCTTTAAGAGAGAATTTGAGTGAGATACCAAATAATGTTAATAGTCTACGGACAAAAGTCAACGAATCAAGTATTCCTCAAGAACAGAAATCAACCTTGTTAAGATTAATAAATGAAGCAGAAACAGAAGTAACGCAAATAATGCAAGATAGAATAGCACAAGCAGAACAAGATTTAAATAAATTAGAAGAAGGCTATAACAATTTGTTAGCTAATAAGAAAAAACTGGAAACTGGTGCTACAACAATAAGAAATAATGCAAGAACAAAACAAGACGCAGAAAGTATAAAAATACAACTAAATAGAGATATTGCCGCAAATCAGTCACAGATTGAAAGGTTAAGGGTGGCGCCTGGATATGATACCGACCGTGAACGACAAGCAGAAGTAATAGACCTAGAGTATCAAAATGCACTGAAAAAAGCTGAGCAAGACAAGTTAGACGCGCAAGTGAAACTTCTGGAAGAATTTCGCGCCAATCCTAAGGATCCTAGAGTAAATGACCCAAAAGCTACAGGGAAAATCGACCTTATTTACCAAAGAGCGCTTCAGTCAGCTAGTATTAAGAAACAAACTGATTTATTCAATTTAATACCAGCTGAGGCAAGAGATTTAGCCAGAAACAGATTACTTGCATCTATAACACAACCTAACCAATATAGAGATGGTTTGTTGGATATAGAACAATTTAGGCAAGACAAAACAAAAGAGATTAACGCGTCTCCATTTTTTGCGCTAAGAGAGCAGAAAAATAATAGCGGGAAGTCGACTGAAGAAGCCATACGCCAGATGGAGGAGTTTAATAAGGCGTTGGCAGATTTAACCACAGAAGTTAAGCGTCGGGAAACAGACTTAAATGCCAAAGAAAACGACCGAGTGTTAAATCTGTTGAATGAGGCAAAAATAGCACGATTAGAAGCAAATAAAAATATGCACGGAGAACCATTTACAAATAATGCTGAGATACGTAGACTTAAAGAAGAAGAAGCAAGAAGAAGATATGATGAAACAGTAAGAAATATTCCTGGACTAAGAGAGGGTGCTACTCCAGAAGAAAAAGCAAGACGCCAAAATGAATTAGACGCAGCTAGGCTACGTTACGAGAATGAGATGGAAAACATACGGAGAAGTTACGAAAATCTAGGTAGTGCGCTTAAAAACGCAGGTATATCCGCTGGGTTACAAACTCTAAAAGATGGATTAGTTGATGTAGTAATGAATGACTTAATAATAGGGTTTGACGGCGCTACAGGCAAAACCAGAGACCTTAGTAATGAATTAAGGGGATTTGAGCGTGTCATATACAACGTATCAAAAGCCGTATTAAATGCTATGACCAAAATACTTGTAGATGCAGCTGTAAATAAATTATTCGGTAAAGACGGTTTGCTGGACATTGGTAAAATATTTGGAGCAGCTAAAGGTGGAATAGTTCCCAACTATGCGGAAGGCGGCTCAGTAGGTGAAATAGGCAAGGCAATGCAGAGGGAACGTTCTCAGAATGGCGGTAAACAACCAGTATTAGCTGTTCTAACACCAGGAGAGCGTGTATTGACGGTTAGTCAGAATAAGAGGTTTGAGGCACTACAACTGGAAAGATTTTTACAACCAAGTGCGGTAATGCCAGAGGAAATAGCTTACAGAAAGATTAATAACTACGCATTTGGTGGGGTGGTTGGAATGAACCCAGTGCCAATGGGTAGCTACGCACAAGGACAATCTGATAATTCCACCACCATAAACATACCAGTGACAGTGGAAAATAATGGCAATTCTAATGATAGTCAACTAGATGCAAACTCACTACAAAATGTGGTTAGATCTGCTGTACTAACTGAAATACAAAGACAGCAAAGGCAAGGAGGAATACTTAGAAGATAAAAGGGGGATATATGGAGTTCACAACAGGAAGTGATTCCACTAACGCAAATAACACAACTGCTTATACGGAACAAGCTCCTAGTCTTGCACAAGAGATAGCATCAGATTTGCTTAAAAGTTATGCAGTAGATGCCATAGGATTGGCGACTCCATTGATAGGAGCTTGGATTATATACTTTCTTAAAACACAGATTGCTCCAGCACTATCCAGTTTATCTTCTAAGTCCAATAGCCCCTTCTTTACCACCAAGCAAGAAGAAGAGCTTAAATCATTATTAAATGAGTTTACCCAAATTGGATTTAATAGGGCTACATTGTTCTTTTTAGACCAGATAAAACGACATGATGATAGATTAAACGCAAAGACATTTAGTGCGTGGCTAGAGGCTTGTTCTGGCTGTAAAAAGAGGCAATTCTCAGACTCTCAAAATGTATATTCTTACGTATCTTCCGAGATTAATACGTTACTGGAAAGTAAGAAAGAATATGTATTCTACTGGGATAGAACTAATGGCAAGATCTGTCAAGTATGGCTAGAAGACCGTAAAACCAGCTCCTATGGACTGTACTTAATTGACGTTAAGTACGCAGGGTTTTTATTACTTGAAAGGTCTAGGTTTTCCCGTAAATGTGTCCAAAAAATAAACCAGGCAGAAAGCCTGGGATTAAAAGTTAAGGCTATTGTAGGTAGCTTGGATTAAGCATTCTAATCGATTAGCTGAAGCCAGTGGTCTAGGTTTTTAGATGCTACCTCGTAGTTACTTCCTAGGTATATGCCTACATCTCCAAAGTATCTAGGGTAAGTCGGAGTTAAATACCATCCTTTCTGAGCGATATCCGTGTCTACGGATTTTATGTATTGTATGAACCACCCTTCAACCAGTTCTGGCATACCACGTTCAACAGAGGCATCAATTAGCTTTTGTTCCATCAACTCATACTTAGTTTTAGACATGCCTAGACCTTTGCTAAAGTAACTCTTTCCTGTTGGTTATTGTACTTACCTTGCCTATCCGCATAAGTGGTATTACATGGTTCACCTTCAAAAAATAGTAGTTGAGCCACTCCTTCATTAGCATATATGCGACAGTCAGCACTTGATGAATTACTAAATTCCAGAGTGAGGTAACCAGACCAGCCCGCTTCGACAGGAGTTATATTGGCAATTAGCCCAACACGAGCATAAGTGCTTTTGCCAACACATATAGCAGTAACATTGTTTGGCATGGTAATTTTTTCCAAAGCCACACCAAGTCCATAGGAGTGTGCTGGAATGACAAAAAAATGCCCAAACTCATCTTCTTGGAGTGGCATGGATTCTAGATTATTGGGGTTAAAATTCTTAGGATTAACCACAGTACCAGGTATATGCCTAAACACCAGAAACTGTTTAGGAGACAATCTGATATCGTAGCCGTAAGAAGATACTCCATAACTTATTACTGGAAGCGTCTTATCCTCTTTCTGTATACTCCTGGTAAGTTTCCTAGCATAAGGAACAATCATCCCTTCTATCGCTTGAGCGTTTAACCACGCATCATTCTTAATCATAAAAGTGTTTTAGGTAGCTTGATATTTTATGGTCTGATATGATTCTAAACATTTTCTTACTAGGCAGGACAACTCTTAGTCCAGGTAAATTCCTAAAGCCCAGCAACCAAGGCGGGGTAGCGGGAACGATGTCGCTGCCACAAACATAATGAATAGTAGGAATAGATAAAGACCGGTAATAATCCGAAAACTGCTTATTGCCCACACGCGGGCAACCGAAAGTAATAATCTGTTCAACATTAAATCCCCAAAGTTTAAGCATTACACCAAGTAATACAGCAGTAGCACCACCTAACGAATGCCCTGTAACAATCAATGACTGATTGACATGTACTTTATTAAGCACAAGTGGCATTATACGAAAGGCGTTGTTTGAAAACCCCCGATGCACCATATCCCGGTTAAAGAGGAAGGCAAAATTGGTTAGCCAATCCGCAATATCTTCCGTTCCGGCACAGGCTATCAGGACTTTATCCGTGCCTTCTATTGGCTTAATTGATACGTCCAGCCAATCTTCATAGACTTCTTTGGAAGCCATGATTGCTGGTTTAGTATATTCCCAGTTCATGTTTGTATTATTCGCTATTGTTTACTTTACTTAGCTAATTTGCTTCTGATTCGCGGATAAGTCTGTTAATAAGAATGTTTTTCCTAGCATTCTCATAACTTGTTCGCAATCTTATAATTCTAATGTTCCTACAGTGTTAGCTGGAGTGTTGGCACTTATACACCCAGTTAATTACAAAATACTTGTAGTTAATTTGTTGCATTTAGTACCACCACGTTAAACTAAAACGCTTGGCTATACGTTATCTGTGGCATTCCCATTTGATTATAGCAATCGCTTGGTTGAAAGACTGTTTTTAACAAATAGATAAACATGCTTGATGGTTATTATTTAGTTTGCCACACCCGTGTATCACCACGACCACTTTAGATACAGAAAAATCATTTCTGTTGCAAGAAATTCCAGGAATTGCTTTATCAAAGTAGAACTGCTACCCATTGTTCCGGGTTATCTATGCGGATTGTCACCTCACCGCTTACTCCTTTTAAGAAAGTCACAAGTCAGTTGCCTAACTTACCGCCCGAACTGCGGTATATATACTATAGCAAATTTCATATAATTACAGCTACTTATTCCATTTATTTTAACAAAATGTAGTGCCACCATTCCGACACATCTATATTTCCGTCCGAACTACGGTACAAAAAAACTGTAGCATAAATTACAAATTATAATCAATTTTAGTTTATAAAAACAGTTGACAATAAAATATGGCAATGATATACTAAGTGTAGTTTTTAAAGCAGGAATCGACATGACTAAAAAAGAAATCATCAAAACGGTTTCAGACCTTTATGTAAACGGCATAGAATTCGAGGGGCTAACCATCAAGGAAGCTCTCGAAAAATGGGAGCAAGTGTGTAAACAAAAAGACCAGGAGAAAACCAAAAAATGAACAAACCTACTCAACTCACCGAATATTTAGTGTATGCGTATACACTAAAAAAGAAAAAGAAAACCGTAGTTTTCAAGAAAGAAGGTGGGTTCTATAAATTGGTTAAGAACTCATGAACATAAAAAGAACCTTCAAAGAAAACCATGATGGCACTATGACCATCATAGAGCGCAAGGAGGGACAAGAAGTCCAAATCATTATGGACAAGAATTGGAAAATACTGCACATATATAGGAAAGCAGTATAACCCTCCCTGACCTAAGCATGTCATTAAACTGCTTAAACAATCAAGAAATACAACAGGAGAAACCAATGGCGACAGTGTCTTTTTATGATTTGAACCCCATCTATGGGAACCAAACCCTTTATCTGGGAGTACCTCGATGGTACTATCAGGATCTCAAAGATCACTTTGAGATTACAGTACAAGATGTACAATACTGGCAGGCTGTACAAATATCGGGGGAATGGGTGAACGGAAAATGGACGGAGGCTTGGAATAGCTCCCTGCCAGACAATATTGACAACATAAACGTTGTTTTTGTTCGCAGCGCAACAAACAACATTGATATTCACGCTGTGCAAAGTTGTTTTGAAACCCACAAAAGAGACTATGGGTCTAAAAAGTCTTATTACCTGTATCACTCAGAAATAGGTGATACTCAATATCTGATGTTCAGATTTCATTCTCCAGGCGACGAAGCCTGGTTTAAGCTGCTGGATGAAGACAGCGGCTACAAGATAACACAGCACCCAGCAATCATTCCATGCAGTTTGCATGGGTGCTGGACACACTCTAAATTCGCTATCAATCTTGAGCGAATAGGAGAATAACCCTCCCTGACCTAAGCATGTCATTAAACTGCTTAAACGCAATAAATATAGAGCAAGGAAAAAGACCATGACAGAATTGATTATTGCCCTAGGGCAGAAGTCTTTGTATATAGGCAACAACACAAAAACAAAGCTTTTTAAAGGCTTAAACATTTGTAGAGAAAAAATGGGAACGAGGTATCCCGGGTTTACACCTCGGTTTTGGAGTGAATCTCCAAACCCCAACTATTACGCACAAACTCGGATAGCTGGGATAGCGCTATCTGAGTTGGTTGACTTTCCAGAAATCTACAGGGAAGTCTACTTCCCTACGGTAGAAGCACTAATCCCTTTAGCTCAAAAGGTAGACAGTGTGGTGTTTCTCCTGTGGGAAACACCACACAACCGCCAGGAATTTTCGGAGCATTGGTGGGACACCGCCACCTTAGCTCCTGTTTTAAAAGCATATCTTAGTAATCAAGGGGTTACTAATGTAGGGTTTGAAACTCTACAAGTTTCTTCTGTAGATAATGCAGAAGAAGTCCAGGCGCAGGTATCCAACTTGTGTCTGGGTAGTAGGGAGCTACTGATAAATGTACAAGATGCACCACCGTCACTGGTGTATGCTTTAGCAAAAAATATTAAAGAATCCGGGATCTGGAAAACGGCAGTAACCACCCGGGATCTCGGAACAATGATGCAAAGAAGTGGAGGAGCAGAGTATATCTGGCTCCCAGACCACAGAAATGGGATACTAGGAAGACCTATCACTCCATTCCAACCCTAATTCCTGACCTAAGCATGTCAAAACTGCTTAACAAATACATAGCAGAGAAAATATCAATGAAATACGTAGTATCAGTCTTATACCAAGACACATTTATGGAATACCACGCAAAGGAAGTATTCTGGACTTCTTCTTTTGAAGAAATTGAGCCTAAGTTGGTTCAAGTGATAGACCAAGTAGAGAAAGAAATTGAAGCTTCCCTTCTCCTCGAAGAAGGGGAGGAAAAAGAAAGTATTATCATCAAGATCTTCCGTTTACTCCCGAACGGGGAAGCGGAGGTTGTTAACCACAAATTCCAGTAATTACCTGACCTAAGTATGTCGTTAAACTGCTTAACAAATACATAGCAGAGGAAATACCAATGGAATACGTAGTATCAGTCTTCTATGAAGACACGTTTATGGAGTTTTTTATAAAAGCAGTGTTTTGGACTTCCTCTTTTGAAGAAATTAAACCTAAACTGGTTCAAACGGTAGACCAGGTAGAAAAAGAGATTGAAGAAAAGCTTCTACTCGAGGAAGCGGAGAAGAAAGAAGCTCTTATTATCAATGTTTTCCGCTTACTTCCAAACGGGGAAGCGGAGGTCGTTGATCACAATTTCGTAGTAGATTTCGTAGTAGAAAGAGGAGGGTTTAAATATTCAATAAAGGAGAACTAATGTCAGTAAAAGAAGTAACCAAGCTTCTCATTGCCAACAGGTATGAGGAAGCTTTAAAAGCACTAGAATTAACAGATAAGTATTGGGAAAAAAGGGATAATAAAGACCCAATAATTTGTCTATTATTAGCGTTTATCAAGGCAAAAATGGGAAAGTCTTCTGATGATCACATAAAAGACTTTGCTTTTGGAATAACTCGTGATGAAGATTATTCCGAATATCTCAAGATGTATGATTTTGGAGTAAGTAAAGAGGTTTGATATGGGAATTTTAAGTACAAGTCGATTTCATGAGGAAGTTATAGAGCTACCAGTCCTACCAGTCCAGGATGCTGTTGTAAAAGTTTTGGTTCATTGGGACGGTATCTGGAAAATGGAAATACAAGAAGACCAGGTAAAATACTGGTACAGTCTGTTTCCAGGGGTAGGTCGTCTTAGACTAGAGAACAATCTATCCGCTTGGATGGATGAACAATATGAATTGTGGATGGGGAGGAAGGGAAGACCATTGCCACCAAAGTATGGCAGACTGATAATTCATTATCCGTATTAACGATAGAAAGAGGGGGTTTGAGGACTTAGTAAAAATCTTTTCTCAAACCCCTTGACATACTAGAAAAAGTTCGATAGATTAAGAACATAAAGCAATGGAAAACGTTATGTTACTTGATTTAGAGTGCGA